AGAAAAGAACTAGAAACCTTGAGGAGAAAGCTCTGGGACTAGATGCTACCAACTGGATGAAAGAAAAACTAGAAGGAGCAATTGCTGGTGACGATGAACTCTCTGTCAGAACTGAATTGGTTGGCGGTATGGGTAAGTACGGTCGCCTTCTTGGTTGGTTATATATTGGAGATGAAGAAGTATCATTGAATGAGCAGATGATTACTGAAGGGTATGCTCACGCATATGATGGTGGCACCAAGGATATGAATCTAGAGAAACTCAAAGAGATCAGGAGGGCGCACGGCACGCTGGTAGAATAAAAGTAATGGATATAATGAAATTTGACCAGGTGATGGTCATTGACGATCTCTTCACAGATGATGAGATCCTTTACATGGACACATACTTCACCCACTTTGACGGATGGCAACTTATCTTTGATAATGCGCCAGACGATACCCTTTCTGGTTACTCTTTAGGTAGAGTAATTGACTACCCAAACTATGGCGAATTTGAAAACTTTTGTAGAGACCACGCTTTCAAACGTGCAGGGATACCCATTCCTTCATTTCATAGAGTTGTTTATAATGCTTTCCGTTTTGGTGATTCTCCTTCTGTCCACTGCGATGGAGAAGAGTTAGACGCTCTCAGTTTCCTGGTCTATACTAATAGAGCATGGGTGCCTGAATGGGGTGGCGAAACTATATTCATGTCTGGGGATAGGATAACTGATACAGTCATTCCTAAACCAGGAAGGGTTGTAATATTCCCAGGATTAGTCCCACATAGTGGGAGAGCACCAACCAAACATTGTCCTGTTGCTGCTAGATATAGTGCAGTCTTTCAATTCTGTCCTGGACAGGAAGACGCAGTGCTAGCACACGCAGAGCACCAAGAAAAAAACACAAGACGATTCCCTTATGAGCCAAAATGAGATCTACTTAGGTAATCCTAACCTAAAAAGGGCAAACGTTGCACAAGACTTTACTCAGGATCAAGTAAAGGAATTCATCAAGTGCAGTAAAGATCCTGTGTATTTTATTATTAATTACATCCAGATTATCTCACTGGATAAAGGTCTTGTGCCATTTGAATTGTATTCGTTTCAGGCGGATATGGTAAACAAGTTTCATGAGAATCGATTCAATATCGCAAAACTACCCAGACAGTCTGGTAAGTCTACCGTTGTTACAGCATATCTGTTGTGGTATTGTATCTTCAATGACAATGTTAACATAGCAATCCTTGCTAACAAGGCAGCGACTGCTCGTGAGATGCTACAACGTTTGCAACTTAGTTATGAGAATCTTCCAAACTGGCTCCAGCAAGGTGTCGTCAACTGGAACAGGGGGAGTCTGGAATTGGAAAACGGCAGTAAGATCATGGCTGCCTCTACTTCCGCTTCTGCCGTCAGGGGCATGTCTTTTAATATCATTTTTCTGGACGAATTCGCCTTCATTCCGACACACATTGCTGATGAGTTCTTTTCATCTGTGTATCCTACTGTATCTTCTGGTAAGTCTACAAAGGTAATTATCATCTCCACGCCAAAGGGGATGAATATGTTTTACAAACTTTGGCACGATGCAGAGAAAGGTAGGAATGAATATGTAACTACTGAAGTCCACTGGTCAGAAGTCCCTGGTAGGGATAACGACTGGAAAGAGCAGACCATTCGTAACACATCAGAAGAGCAGTTTAACCAAGAGTTTGAATGTGAATTCCTAGGATCAGTTAATACACTGATCACCTCATCCAAACTTAAAACATTAGTCTATGATGATCCAATAACAAGAAATGCAGGTTTGGATATCTTTGAAGAACCTAAACCAGAGCACACGTATGTCTGCACAGTTGACGTTGCCCGAGGTATCACTAAAGACTATTCAGCATTTGTTATAATGGACACTACTACCATTCCATATAAGATGGTGGCAAAGTATAGAAGCAATAAAATTAAACCATTACTCTTCCCTAACATCATTCATCAGGTAGTGACGAGTTATAATCATGCATATACCTTGATTGAGGTAAATGATATCGGTGGACAAGTAGCAGATATCATGCAGTTTGATCTGGAGTATGATAATCTCCTGATGTCATCTATGCGTGGACGTGCTGGTCAGGTTGTGGGGCAGGGATTCTCTGGATCTAAGGTGCAACTAGGTGTCAAGATGTCCACCACGGTTAAGAAGACTGGGTGTGCAAATATGAAACAGTTGATTGAGGATGATAAACTCATCTTTCATGACTATGATATTATTGCTGAGTTGACTACCTTCATCCAGAGAGGGCAAGCATGGGAAGCAGAGGAGGGTTGTAATGATGACCTTGCTATGTGTCTGGTTATATTCTCATGGTTAGCAACATCGGATTACTTCAGAGAATTGCATGATAGTGATGTGCGTGCTCGGATGTATACTGAGCAGAAGGATGCTATTGAGGCAGACATGGCACCATTTGGATTTATGGATGATGGACTTGGAGAAGGTGAGGTGATTGTAGATCCACAAGGACAAGCATGGCACGCTGCTGAAAGAGAATCAATTGCTGAGTATGGTGACATGTCATACATGTGGGATTATCAGTAATGGATTTTGAAGACAATCTCGATTTAGAAGAATTTCTATTTGTAGATAGGCAATGCCGTAAATGTCTTCGCACCCTGTCACTGGTAGATCATTTCTATAAGACTAGACCTGATAGAGGCAAGAATGCTTCAGCATATTCTTATACCTGTAAACAGTGTCAGGTGAAGCGTAATACTGCCAATAGAAAGAAGAAAAAAATATGGATTACTGAATATCCTGACTGGTGATTTCGTCTTGTTTACCCTGTGAAATTACAGATTATTCTAAATAGTTTCAGCATCCGACTAGGAATCTAATCAGGAGAAACACATGGCATCCACACAACTTTCACCAGGGGTTGTTGTACTTGAAAGAGATCTAACATCAGTAGCGAACGCAACAATTGATAATGTTGCTGCTATTGTTGGGTCCTTTGAAAGAGGTCCCGTAGAGGAACTTACAACAATTACTAGCGAGAAGGAACTTCTTGCTATCTTTGGTAAACCCAACGAGTATAATTACGAGTATTGGTTTAGCGCAGCGCAATTCTTGCTTTATGGAGGCACTCTGAGAGTCGTCCGAGCAATGAATGCATCGCTCAAAAACGCAATCGATACAGCACAGTTCACTGTCACATCTTTTAATAGCATCGACACCGTGTTGACTGTTGTCTCGGCAACAGACTTCGACGTTAACGATCTGCTTTTGGTTGACTCTGAATTGCTCAGCATCCAAGCAGTCTCAGGTACTGATGTTACCGTGCTGCGTGGTCAACTGGCAACTTCTGCTGCATCTCACGCTACTGCTGCTACGATCACTTTGATCGAACCTGCAGGCACAAGCACCACAGTTAACGAAGGCGCAACCTTCACCGATTCAGACGCAACTCTGACCGTGACCTCAGCAACCACCCTCGGCGGTGGCACCAACTCTTACATCAGAGTTGACGATGAGATCATGCAGATTACTGGTGTTTCTGGTAATAACCTTAACGTCACTCGCGGTCTGCTCGGCACTACTGCTGCTGCTCACACTGACGGATCTTCTGTTTCACTGCAACTTGTTACTGCAGCTAAGACTGAAATCAACGAAACAACTGCAACTGGTGTTGCTTCTCCTCTCATCAAAAATCAGGATGATTATGAGAATAACGTTGAGACTGCTGCAAACAACTGGAAGTGGGGAGCTAAGACTGCTGGTGCATTCGGCAACTCCATTCGCGTGGTGATGACCGACGCTGGTGCAGACCAGGTGCTGTTTTTAGCACAACCTGGATCCACTGAGTGGACATTCACCGAGGGTGCTGAGGTTTCATACTCTGCTGCTGGCATCTATGGTAAAGTCTACGGTTATGATACGTTTGCAATTCTGAAAGACGACTCCTCTTTGATTGGGTCATTTGAAGCAGGCAACTTCATCACTGCTGTTAGTGGTGGTGTTACAGGTGAGGTTGTTGCATACGACAAGGTTACTCGCCAAGTTGAAATTGCAATTGATTCTTCTTCTGCTGACGTGCTTGAAGTTGGTGACACCATTACCGAATTGGCAAACAACAGTGGATCTGCTGGTAGTGCAACTGGTGATGCTGGTGAAGTCCAGTCAATCCGTCGCGAGTTGAGAGTTTCTCTTAACCCTGGATCACCTCTCTTCCAAGCAAACCAAAACGTTGCTGATGGTAACTCCACTACTGTGTTGATCGCAGCAGTTGAAAGTGACTATGCAACTCGTTTGTATGGTAACAACCAACGTTGGTCTAGCGTTGCTGCTCGTCCTACCACATCTGCATTCGTGCAAGAAAGAGGTGGTTATAACGACCTTATGCACATCCTCGTCCTTGATGGCGACGGTGCATTGACTGGCACCCCTGGAGCTCTGCTTGAGAAGCATCTTAATGTCTCTAAGGCATCGGATGGCAAATCTCCTCAAGGTGATAACATCTACTATAAGGATGTTATTAAGACTCGCTCTGCGTATATCTACTGGGGATCTCACGAAACTGCTGGTGTCTATGACCGCGACATCAACGCTGCTGGCGCATTCGGACTGAGTGGAGCAAACAGAGAGTTTGACCTGATCAAGTCTGATGCTGCTCTCAGCAACATGGATGATCCAACTACTGCTAACCCACTTGCACAACCACTGGTTGGCACGAAGGGTAATGCAACGTTGCGTTATTCACTGCAAGGTGGTGTCGATGGTTATACCATCTCACGTCCTAACATCTTGGGTGCATATAACTTCTTCAACGATGCCGAAACGGTTGACGTTGACTACATCCTGATGGGACCCAGCATGAATAGTGTTGCTGATACCATTGCTAAAGCACAACACATCATCGGAATCGCTGATATCCGCACTGATTGTATTGCGTTTATCTCCCCTCACCGTGCTGACGTGATTGGTCAACCCAACACGACAAGCATTGTTAGTAAGACTATCGATTATTACGATCAGTTAGGATCTTCTTCCTACGCTGTTTTTGATAACAACTATAAGTATATCTATGACAAGTATAACGATGTCTATCGTTATGTCCCCTGTAACGCTGACATGGCAGGTTTGGTGCTTAGCACTTCTCTTCGCCAAGAGCCTTGGTTCTCTCCTGCTGGATTTAACCGTGGTCGCCTGAGAAATACGATCAAACTTGCATACTCCCCACTCAAGGATCATAGAGATCTTCTCTATGCTGCTCGTGTGAATCCTATCGTTGCATTCCCTGGAGAAGGTATGATCCTCTTCGGTGATAAGACTGCACTTGGTTATCAGTCTGCATTCGATCGCATTAACGTCCGTCGTCTCTTCCTCGTTATCGAAGAAGCAATTGCTGACGCTGCTAAATCTCAACTCTTTGAATTGAATGACGAGTTTACTCGCCAACAATTCAAGAACATTGTTGAGCCATTCCTTCGCTCAGTCCAATCCCGCCGTGGTATTGTTGACTTCTTGGTCGTTTGCGACGGATCGAATAACCCCGCTGAAGCCATTGATCGTGGTGAATTCTATGCTGAGATCTTCGTCAAGCCTACGCGCTCGATTAACTTCATCCAGTTGACATTCACGGCAACCAGGACAGGTGCCTCCTTTAGCGAAATCGTTAACTGATTAATAAACTTTACTAACAAAACACAGGAGACAATTAAAAATGTCAGAAACAACCCCAGGCGCAACCGAGCAGACCGTAGTTAGTTCTTCGATCTTTGATTTTAGAAATAAAATTGCTGATCTTGCAAGACCTAACCTATTCCAA